GGCCGGGAACTTAACAACGACGCGACCGGGGAGACTTGGCTGCTGGGCCATAGAATAGTCCTTCCGGTGGGGCCAGTGGCCCCTAGTAGCTCACCCAATCACCTGGAATTGGCAGGTTCCGGGTGATGTACCCGGTCTCGATCGGTTTCTTCGTGTCCTCTGGAATGGCCACGAAGGGCCTCGACATGCACGCGTAGCGCCATTCGTCCCCCGCATGATCCTCGCCCTCGGTGTTCACGTCCTCTGGCTTATCTGGATCGTGCGCGAGCGCGGGAATGGTGCGTAAGGACGCATCACAGGTGCTGAATGTATAGATCATGGGAACGCCGTCCTGGCCGACGAGCCGGGCACGCATCTGGTCCCAGCCTCCCATCGATCCACGCTGCGGCACACGAGCGTTGTCGGCAGCGTGGAAAGGACGCAAGTGCGACCTTACCAGGACGGCGTTGATCCGTTCTGCGATCGAGGGGCCGCCGTCTTCTCGAAAACAGGCCGGATCAAGAACTCCGTAGCGGAGGGTCTCGTTTCGCTCCCGGTCCACGATACCCTCCGCCACCTGCGAGGCGTCGAGCTTGAGTCCTTGGTTGATGCCCGACGCCCCGTACCACTCGCGATAACGGACCAGCGAGCCACGAGGTAGAACGCGGCCTGGAGAGGCCAAGAGGCCCGCACGAAGCTCTGGCAACTTGTGGTCCTCTGGAACAATCGCCCACCACCCAACTGAGAACGGGCGGGCCGAGCCCCAGTCCATAGACCTGAACCGAGTCCACGATAAAGGTATCGTGAAGGGCTCCACGACGTGTTTCTGGTAGGACCAGCAATCGAAAAATGCCCCCTCGACTACCGTCCAGTCCCCCTCGAGCCAGGCCCGGACCATGGTCTCACTGGAGAGTCCCTTGAGTCGAGCGGCATAATTTGGGTCGGCGTTGAGGAGGATGAGGTTGTCCCGTAATCTGGCTGGGACAAACATGCGTTGAAGGCCAGTAACCGGATCAGTAATAGGCACCAAGCCTCGAGGAGCCGGGTCAACGAAGTAGGCTTTAACCCAGACGTGCCCAACACCACCCGGATTAGCTGCCGCTCGAATGCGCTTGGTAGGAATATCATGAGCCGAGCGCAAGCGAGCACGAAGATAGCGATAACCGTAGTCAGATGGCCACTGAGTAAGCTCGTCCCAACCGATCCAAGTGTACTGATGTCCTTGGTATCGTGTGGCATCGGCGTCCCGCTCCATGTAACGCATCTTGAGCGTGGCCCCGTTGGGCCAGGTCCACGTTTTAGCCTGCTCATGCCAGACCGCATCGGTCGCAGGGAAAATATCGCGTGACCTGCGTAAGAGTTCTTCAAGCTCGTTATAGGTCCGTCGGAAGAGAATCCCTTGCCAGGCCCGGCCGTAGACCGGCACGTCCTGGAGGAAGTCTCCAAGAAGATAGTCGCTCTTGCCACCCCCGGCGGCGCCCCCGTAGAACAGTTCCTGACACCAAGTAGCAACGACCGCTTCAGTTTGAGGCCCTGGTTGGGGGCTCCAAGCTACCAATGTCTTCTGCTCCGAGTTCGCGCGCCCGCCTCTTTTGCCACTCTTCATAGCTTTCCTGTGGAGGCCGGTCGATCATAGACGACGACACTGAAAGTTTGACTTCCTGGCCTGGACCGTGGCCCGTTCGATCTGCGAAGGTCTTTACCACATCCAGGAGCATTGAGATCGAGAAGCCCTCGGGCGAGGCGTCGAGCCGCTCCTGGAGTTCCTCGATCGCATCAAGCGAAATATTGGTCATCCGCTCGTTGAGGTCGGCGAAGATTTCCTTGGCCTCGAGTTTGTACTCTTGGACCAGGGCGATGAACGCGGGGTCACGTTGCAGCATATAGATGCGCTGGGCGCCATAACCAGTGACCAACGAGGACTGGTTGGCGTTCATGCCCGAGGCCAAACAGCGTGCGAGCGCATGGTGCGACGACCGAATGCGCTGGATCGACTTGGGCTGGACGCCCCGATGGCCCTCTAGGGCAGCGAGATCGGCCCGAGTGAGATCGCGGACATGGTGGGCCTCGGTGGCCTTGGTCATGCCCCCGCTGATCCGGGGTGGATTAGGCCCGTCGAGCAAAAGCTCGTCCACGAGAAAATCGGCCTCGGCTTGGTCGGGGTCGGTGCTCAAGGGGGTCGGTCCGTCGCTCGTAGTCCTGGCTTTATGGTGGGCAGTCTGCGCGCATCTTGGCGCCCTGTCAAGCAGTTTTTTACGCCGATTGGCGGAAAACCGTTGACGAGCCGTATCAGGGGCTGGAAAAGCGACCAGTGAATGAGCCATATGTTCCCCTCAGAAAAATCTAGTGGGGTTGATGGCCGCGAGCAACTTTATTTCTTTTTAGCCCCCGCCCCCGATCTTTTCTTTCGTTGTTGGGCTGCAGAACGCAACAACGTTGCTCCGATTGTGCTTGACATAACCTGCGGTTGTATCGTGCCATGCGTGGACTGCATGGCATTTGTTGCGGGACTCGATCAAACAACACAACAATCGTGCTCAAAGAATTGTTGCACGAGTCGGGCGATGGTGTATGATGCAGTTGTTGGACGGGAATGGTTCCCGCCCCGAAACGGAGTCCACAAAATGTCAATCGAAACAGTCGGGCGCGTTTTCACGCGCGTGAAGAAAATTGAACTCGATGTCGGGTTCGATGACTGGGACGCATTGCCAATCCAGTCCCGTCGGTTCCTCGCCAAATACGGGTGGAAGCAATGGGCGGCTGACGCCCACGCGGCCGACAAACGGGATTTGTTCCCGACTGGTAACGCGGGCACCGAGTTGTGGAAGGACAAGGTACTCGAACACGTCATGGAACGGCACGGCGTGATCGTCACCGGAGTCGGGTTGCCTGGAACCGGCAAAGTGGACGTCAACGCGGAAACGGTTCGGAAACTGGCGGCGGCCGAAGCGGCCAACGCGGAATTGGCGACTCAAATGGCGGCGGCAATGGCGCGACTCGCCGAAATGGAAGCCCAGTTGGCCAAGAAGCGGGCGGCCTGAGATATGGTTGAAGGGGGCCGAGAGGCCCCCTTTTTCCTTGGTGGTCTAGCGGTGCGGTTGACCCTTAGCGTTGCCGGAGGATCATCTTAGGTGCCTCCATTGATTGATTTGCGGGCGTGTGTCGCCGTTAGGTATGGCTGATGGGGTTTCCCCATCAGCCGTATCATCCACTGTTGTTGTGTGTGTCGAGTCCCTCTGTGCTTCCCTTCCTCTATATATATACTTGATAGACACAAGTGAGAGGGACAGGGACCGCTCGGCCCAACACGAGCCATACCTTTGACCGTTTCACGCCCGCATTTCAGTTAACTTAGTCCGCTCCGATGATCCTCCGATGACCGTCTAGCATTATTCAGTCACTGCCAAGCCACAGTCACCCGATCAAAAGGGGTCAAAATACCCCCAAATGACCGCATTTCGGTCATAATTCCGCCGCAATTATGGCCCACGATACGTATCGGCCAAAACTCGGTGGCCGACCCGGAAGCCCGCCCCGATGCCCAAAGCCTCACCCGCCCGATCGGAGTCCATTCGGGCCACCCTCAAGGCCAAGTCGGCAATTGCCAATCTTCAACCGGGCCAATCAATTCTGGTTCGAGAGGAGCAACTGCCCGCGATCGAGCGGGCAATCGCCCTGTCGTCGTACAACTTTGGCGTTTGCTTCGGCCGGTTCGATCGAGTGGGCAATTTCTACAGCGTCACCCGTTTACCCGGCCTTCGACCAAAACCCTTGATCGAAGAAATCGAATGAAAGGAGTCCACCAAATGCGTCCCCTAAACGACGACACCACGGCCCTGCGACGTTTACGCCTCGGCCAATCCCTAACCGTCCAGGATATTCTTGGATGTTACCTCTTAAAGGCCGTCCAAAACTCATATCAATGGCGAGGCCAATACGCCGGCCGACGCTTCAAGACGTCCCGCGCAACCTACGACGTGTGGGGCAATCGCCTGTTAATCGTCCGCCGAGTCAAATAATGGGAGACCCCACAATGACCTTCATCCCCTTCTCTAATCCCATTGGCCTCAAGGCCGCCTATAACCAACTCACCAACGGCTTCGGCCCCCACGGCCCAGAAATTTGGGACACCGTTGCAGCGGTCGGTTGTCACGGCAACCGCTTCAAAGCGAAACAGGTGGTCGATTCTCTCAAACGCGACGAGCTTCGCCACCTCGCTCGTCGAACCGTCCAACAGTATGTCAATGCCTTCTTTGCTTATTGTTTGGCCGCGCCAGAGGATTTCTCCGGTCCCGCGTCCAAACTCGTTCGCACCAGTCGCGGCTATTACAAACTCGTCGATGGAGACGAACAATGACCCAGGTCACCCAGGTCACATTCGACCTCGAGTATATGCCGCTTCAGGCATTGGTCAATCTGGCCAACGCTGCGAGTGCTGAAATCAACGCCTACATCGATGCGAACTTCGAAAACCACTTCGAGATCGAGAAGTTCGAGACCATCATGCGGGCGATCGAGGCCCTCGTGGCCTCAGGCGAAGACATCGGGGGCAAGCCCATTCCAGCGGACTGGGACATCACCGCTCACGTCATCGCACCAAAGCTCTAAAGGACCTAGAGTCAATGGCCATCCAGTTTCTAATCGTCCTCTTGGTTCTCGCCATCATCACCTTTCTCTAGGGAGTCCAACATCATGAAGGAATATCCCAAGCCCAACGACCAATGGTATCCGCCAGTCCCAAACAACGAGCTGGTGAACTGCATGTCCTTTGAGGACATCGAGCGAGTGGTCGTGACGCGAGAGGGCGTGTACGGAAGACGCAAGGAAGGTGGCTGGATCAAGTTCTGCCCCACGACATGGAGTTACCCCATCAGCCATATCATCCATTGCGGAGACTAAAATGCTTACTGCGATCGGCAGCGTTGCACTTATCGTCGGCAGCTTCTGTTGTTGGCTCGACATGGCTAACAACGAGACCGCCGACTGGGCCGGGCTGATGCTCAGTCTGGCAATCCTTGGCGCGGTGCTTATCGGCGCCGACTACTATGGTGGTCAATGAGTCGTCAGTACGGAAATGTTCCGAGCGGGCTCGCTATAGCCTTCGGCGGAACCATGCTGTTCGGTTTCGGAGTCGTCCTGATAGTTCTCATCATCGAAAGGTTAATCCAATGAAACTCGATTTCTCTGGTCTCGAGGACATCGGCCCCGCGCTCAGCGCGGCTTGGGCCGGGGCCTACGGTGAGACCCTCGAACTCCCAGCGGGCCACTATTACTGCAGTCCCCAAGTCTTTAGGTGGCTGCAGCCGTGGCGCGAGTCCTGAGTCCGCATTGTTGGCTCGGGCTCTCAGGGCACAGAAATCTCGCCGATTGGCGTGCCTTCGGCGCCAATGTGGCAGTTTATTGCCGGGCGGACTGCAGTCGA